TAGTGGGAGAGTTACTGTAGAAGCTACAGCTGGAGTGGATGTAACCGGAATACAAATGTCTGCGTCTACTGGTAATGTAGCAGTAACTCCATGGCAAGAGGTAGATCTTGGAGTAAATAATGTCTGGACAGAGGTTGATTTGGCAGCTTAACGAAGGTATAATTAAAATTATTTAGGAGAAAAAATTTATGGCATCTAGTTTTTCAAGTGATCTTAAACTCGAATTGATGGTAACTGGCGAAAACGCTGGTACATGGGGAGATAATACAAATAATAACTTAAATCTTATTCAACAAGCTATTGCTGGTGTAGAAACAGTAACACTAAATAGTGGTGGTACTTTAGCTCTAGTAATGACTGATAAAACTATTTCTAATGCTAGAAATATGGTAATAAAATTTGCTACAGCATCAATTGCTGCGAGCACTATTTGTACAATTCCAGATAGCATAGAAAAATTTTATATTTTTGATGCAACGGGATTAACAAACCCAACTAATTTAACAATCAAAACAGCTTCAGGATCTGGTTTTACATTAGACCAAGCAAAAATTTATGCTGCGTATTCTGACGGAACAAATTTAACTGAAATTTCATTAGACACTTTAGGAGGCACAGTCGCTGCTGCTAATATTTCAGGGACAATAGCGACTTCACAAATTGCAGATGACGCTGTAACTGCTGCTAAAATTGCAGACGATGCTGTACTTGCTGCTACAATTTCAAACAACGCAGTTGTAACGGCTGGTATTAACGATGATGCTGTGACTCAAGCTAAAATTGCAGACGATGCAGTTGGAGCAGATCAATTAGCAAACACTGCCGTAACGGCTGGAAGTTACACTTTAGCGTCAATCACTGTGGATGCTCAGGGGAGATTAACCGCTGCTTCATCAGGATCAGCTGGTGGTTCTGGTATTCCTTTCCCAACTTTTTACGCAGGTTCAGGAACAGGGACTTACACATCCCCATCTCCAGGAGGTGGAACACAGCTCATAGCTTATTTATGCGGTGGCGGTGGAGCTGCTGGGGTTGGAAATAACTGTGGAAGAGCCGGGTCGGGTGGCCAGGGTGGATTTGGTGCCTTTGTAATTGATTCACTTACTCAACCTTTTTCTGCTCCTTATGCAATAGGTAGTCAAGGACCACAAAATGGTCAAAGTGGAAGTGCTTCTAATTTTCATAACTTTACGGCAAACGGTGGTCAAGGTGGACCAAATGCTGGAGGATCTCCTTCTTCATCAGGAAACTCAGGGACTGCACCAGGTTCAACACTAGACATGAGTAATACAATGGCTGGTAATGCAGATGGTGGTTACAATTTTAACGATGGTAAAGGCGGTCTTGGTCGACAAGATTTCCAAACTGGTCAGGGCGGAACTGCCGGTGGATTATTTATATACGAGGCATAAACTATGGCAAAAGGATTATTTTTTAAAGATAAACTAAACGAAACTTCAATTTTCAGAGTTGTAGAAAACGAGTCTGATATTCCAGAAGGTGTAAAACAAGAACAATATCATATTTTGGATATCACTTCTGAACAATATAATCAAATTATGGCTAATACTCACTTGGCAAAATATGATGAAAATCTTAATGTTGTAATGATAGAAACTCCTTGTGACTGGCCTACAAAAGAAAATTTCGCAAGAAGATTAGATGGTGAAATAGAACGAAGAAGTAGACCTGCTCTACAAGAGCATAAACAGTGCCTTGAAAAATTAAGAGATTCTCATGAATTAAATAATTTTGAATTTCCTAACACAAAACAGTGGTCTGAGATGTGTGCTGAAAGAGGTATAACTTGGGTAGGTGAAATGAACCTATTCAATGAATCTAATTGATTTTAATCTAAATAGTAGTATAAATTTTTTGTGCAACTAATTGAATTTACTACACATAAAAAATATTATTTACTAAAAGAAGATTTCCCTAAACCCATTAAATTGAATATACCAAAATGGTATAAAAATTTATCAAATTCTAACAAAGAAAAAGACACAGGAACTAAAAGTAATATAAAACAATGCATGCCTTTTTTAGAATCGTTAACATCAGGTTATTCGTTACAATTGCCTGTAGATTATAAAATTGAATATAATTTAGATAAAAATTATTTGGGGTCTGGTCTTAGTAAGCAAGATGGTCCTGTTTCTAAATTTTATAATCCAATTGATCTTCATGATAAAAGTAATTTTTTAAAATCTATGGGTATTCATTTAGGCTCAGAGGGTTCTCATAGCACTGATCAACTAAAAGGCAGCCCAATGATAAAAGAAAATGGTAATTCTGTATTTCATAAAATTATTAATCCTTGGAAAATTAAAACACCAAAAGGGTATTCATGCATTTTTTTGAATCCATTAAACAATAAGTCACAAGATTATTTTAAAATAATAGAAGGTATAGTGCACACTGACCAGCATCCTGTATGTGTTAATTTTCCGATAATATTGAATACTGAAAAATATAATGAAATAAATACTTGCATTCTTAAGGGAACTCCGTATGTTCAAATTATACCTTTTAAAAGAGACAATTGGAAAATGATTACAAAATATGAAAACTCAAATGAAACATATTGGTCATCTCTCTGGAGGTTATCTTTTTTAGATAGGTATAAAAATTTAATTTGGAAAAAAAATAAAACATCATGGACTTAAAAGATTTCGTTTTTATACAGGAAGATTTACTCGCTAAAAAAGCTTTTGAAACCTTTAGTAAAATAAGCAAGGAAATTTTGGATTATCAAGAAGCTGGTGTGATTAAAGATGGGAAAAATATTGTCGATAAAAAAATAAGACAAGTTAAAACAAGATTTTTAACTAACACAAATGATGAAAAATCATTTACAAAAGTATTTTGGTATAAATTTTTATCTTTTAAATTTCTACAGGCTCTAGATAAAATGTATAAAAGTCAAGGAGCGAGAGAGATGCCGTTCCATACAGACTTAACATTGTCATTATTAAAATATGAAGTTGGTGCTTTTTATGATGCTCATTCGGATTATCATTTTACCATACCTAGAAGAATGAGTTTTATTTATGGTCTCAATGATGATTACGAGGGGGGAGAATTAATTTTTCATTTTCCAGGCACAGATAATGGTAAAATAAGAACTAAATCAAATGCTTTGATAATTTTTCCAAGTAATCATTTGTTTGTGCATTCTGTTTCAAAAGTTACAAAAGGAGTTAGAAATGTTATTGTTGGATGGATGCCATGATATCTAATCATAAAATTATAAAAAATGTTCTAAATGAAACGGAGATAGAACTTCTAAGCACTGCTGCAAAATTATTTATGAGATCTGCTCCATTGTCAAAAGAATATTTCGATGATTTAGATGCATGGTTTACTGGTGGATCGTTTAGGATTTATGGACACCCAATATTTGATTCCTTGTTAATTACTAAAGCTAAAATTTTTCAGGAGGCAGCTGGTAAAAGATTATTGCCTGGATACTCATATTTTAGAATGTATACAAAATATCAAGAACTTTATAAACATACAGACAGACCTAATTGCGAATATACTATTTCTATTAATATTGATTCTAGTGAAAATAAACCTTGGCCTATTTACATTGGGGAAGAACCTGTTATTCTACAAAAAGGCGATGGCGTTATGTATATGGGAGAGAAAACAAGTCACTTTAGAAAACCGTTAGATCAAGATTATAGCTCTCAAGTTTTTCTACATTATGTTGATGCTGACGGTCCTAATACACATTTAGTGTTAGATGAAAGAAAAGTATTAGGAATGTTTAAAGATTATACGAATAGTAAGGTAAAAATATGAAATTTTTTATTGATGAAAAAAAAGGGTTATTGAGATTAGCCTTTACTGAAAATGAATTAACTAATATTAAAAAAAATCAAAATTGTTACTTGATCTCAAAAGAAGCTCTTAGTCATTTTAAAAATCATTTATTAAGAGCTATTGTCACTCTCACTACAGTAAGTGAGGGCTACAACACGCTCAGTCATGTAGAAACTGAGGTCAAACCTACCGAAAAAGAGTAATCTTCATCTATACACCAAATGTTGATTGTGTTAAAATTATGCTATGCCATTAACAAACGTAGTAATACAACCAGGATTTAATAAACAAGTCACCGCTACTGGTGCGGAGGGACAATGGACCGATGGCGATTTTGTTAGATTCAGATATGGCTTACCAGAAAAAATAGGTGGTTGGGAGCAATTAACATCTAATACTTTAGTAGGAGCTGCGAGAGATCAATTAGTCTGGGCAGATTTAGATGGAAGAAGGTATTCAGCTATTGGCACTAGTAAAGCTTTAATAATATATTTCGAGGGTGCCTTCTATGATGTAAGTCCTTTGGATACAGCAATAACTGGAGCAACATTCACAACCGCTAACACAAGTCCAACTGTAACGGTAAATAAAATAGCTCACGGACTTTCTGCTGGAGATTTATTTACATTTACATCAGTCACACCTCCAGTTGGAGCAGGATATGTTGCAGCAGATTTTACAACAAATACTTTTGAAGTGGTTACTGTGCCTACTCAGGATACGTTTACAATTACTATGGCCTCTAATGCTGGAACAACTGTTGCAGCCAGTGGATCAGCCACAATAAATCCTTATGTTAAAGTTGGTCCTTTAAATCAAACTTCAGGATTTGGGTATGGTACTTCTGGGTGGGGAGGATCTTCTGGAGTTATTTCAACTTTAAACGGATCTTTGAATGATGATACAGCAGGAACTGGGGGATCAGGGACTTCCATAACTCTTTCATCTACAACAGGATTTCCTAGTTCTGGCACAATTAAAGTTGGGACAGAGTTTATATCCTATACCGGCATATCTACAAATGATCTTACTGGAATTACAAGAGCAGTTGCAGGCACAAGATCTGCACATTCAACTGGGGCTTCTGTGGAAGTTTATTTAGGATGGGGATCAGCGTCTCTAACTGGTGGAGTAACTTTAGAATCTGCATCTTGGTCACTAGATCATTTTGGTTCAAAGTTAATTGCTACAATTAAAAATGGACAAACATTTGAATGGGATACAATAAGTAATGTTCCAGCAGCTTTAAGCACTAGGGCAACTGTCGTGAGTGGAGCTCCAACTCAATCCGTCATGTCCATTGTTTCAGAGAGGGACCGACATTTAGTCATACTAGGAACAGAAACAACAATTGGGACCTCATCCACACAAGATAAAATGTTTATAAGATTTTCTGATCAAGAAGATATTACAGATTATGCTCCAACCTCAATTAATACTGCAGGTACTTTTCGAATTGATTCAGGAACAAAAATAGTAGGAGCTGTAAAAGGTAAAGATTACATCTTAATTTTAACGGACACGTCAGCTTATGTAATGCAGTTTGTCGGACCACCTTTTACTTTCTCTATAAGACAAGTTGGTTCAAACTGTGGTTTAATAGGACAACACGCTGTCTATTATGCAAATGGTGCTGTTTATTGGATGGGCCAAGCCGGAGGATTTTTTGTATATGATGGTACCGTTAAATCATTACCGTGTTTAGTAGAGGACTTTGTATTCACAGATAAAGGGGATAATTTAGGTATAAGTTATGATAACGGAGAACAAATTTATGCAGGACTAAATCATCTATATGAAGAGATAAGTTGGTTTTATCCTAAGTCTGGTTCAACTTTAATTGATAGAGTTGTGACTTACAATTATACTGAAAATACTTGGACAACTGGATCACTTTCTAGAACGACTTGGTATGATGCTACATTATACGACAACCCGTATGCAACAGAATTTTCATCAACAGGTACCCCTTCTTTCCCAACAATACAAGGAGTCACTAATCAAAACGGTGCAACAACATACTATGCTCACGAAATTGGTAACAACCAAGTTGTC